CCGGAAACCGAAATCAAATCCCCCGATTGCCCCGTCTGGCTCTGCGATAAAGCGAAAGAGGTTTGGTCCTCCATCGTCCCCATGCTTCTTCAAATGAAGGTGCTGGGTGCTATCGACGGGATGCTGCTGGCGAGATACTGCGAAACATTCGTTCGCTGGCGTGAGGCCGCTGAATATCTCCGAGAGAATGGGAATACATTTACAACATCCGGCCCGAGTGGAACCTACTACGCCCAATATCCTGAGGTTGCGATTTACCATAATTCCGGGCTGGCACTCTTGAAGATGGAGCAAGAATTCGGAATGACGCCGGCGGCGAGGGCCAGGCTTTCGACCGGAAAAGGAAAGGATGACAAAGAGCAGTTAAGCCCAATGATGAAACTGCTTTCTCGTGGCAGGGATGGCACAGACGGATAATAAACCAATCGAGCGGACCGCAAAAGAACTCCAAGCGGTTGTTGACAATTACATAGATGGTGTGATTTCCGGGAAAATAGTAACCGGGAAATACCAAAGGCAAGCCGTAGATCGGCACGTCCGAGATATGCAGGCCGGCGAATCCAGAGGGCTGGAATTTTCACCCAAGAACGCCGCACACGCAATTAACTTCATTGAGCTGCTAAAGCACTCAAAAGGGGAATGGGCTGGGCGATACGTCCACCTTGAGCCGTGGGAAGTATTTATTTGTTGGTGTGTCTTTGGTTGGAAGTGGAAGGCTACCGGGTTTCGTAGGTTCAAGACCGCCTACAATGAGCTTGCCCGGAAAAACGGAAAGAGCACATTTGCGGCTGGTATCGGCCTTTATCTTTTGGTCGCCGATGGAGAGCCAGGGGCGGAAGTTTACAACGCCGCAACGAAGCGGGACCAGGCCAAAATAGTCCACACTGAATCCATACGGATGGTCAGGGCGCACGAGGATCTCAAGCAAGTACTGCGGATCTACAAAGATAACATCGTTGACGAGTTAAACAACTCAAAGTATGAACCACTTGGGGCCGACGCCGACACCCTTGATGGTTTAAATCCGAACGGGGTAATCATCGACGAACTCCATGCGCATAAAAACAGAAAGTGCTGGGATGTTCTCGAAACGGCGACCGGGGCAAGACGACAACCATTACTGTTCGCAATCACAACCGCCGGGTTCGACCAAGAGGGAATATGCTACGAGCAACGCGGGTATGCCTTACGGGTTCTGTCTGGCGATGTTATTGACGATTCGTTCTTCGCATTCATAGCCACACTTGATGAGGGCGATGATTGGAAAGATGAAAGCGTATGGATTAAGGCTAACCCAAACCTTGGGGTTACAGTCAAAATTGAAGAGTTGCGGGAGAAGGCAAACAAAGCCAAGGAAACCCCGAGAGGCCAAAATAATTTCAGGACGAAGCGGCTAAATCAATGGACCGCCCAAGACGTCCGCTTTATCGACATGGATAAATGGGCCGCGTGCTCTGAGGAGTACACCGATGAAAGATTTCACGGACTCCCATGCTATGGGGCAATCGACCTTGCCAGCAAGCAGGATTTAAACGCATGGGTTAAGCTGTTTTGGGAAGATGAGATTTGCTATCTGTCCGCAAGATTTTGGATTCCCGAGGATTCCGTTAAGGCCAAAAAAGAAGAAGATCCCACCATCTACGAAATGTACGTGGATTGGAATAAGCGAGGGTTCCTGGAATTTACGCCGGGAAACACCAGCGACTACAACCGAATACAGAAATCGATCGAGGGAGATTTTAAAGACTTCAAAGTAGTTGAGGCCGCTTACGATCCCTGGAACGCCAATCAAATGGCGATCAACCTTCAGGACTTCGGATTCAAAATGATTGAGTTTCCGCAAACCCTGCGGAATTTTAACGAGCCGACTAAAGAAATGGAACGACTCGTTTTGATGAGGTCGATACGACACAACAATAACCCCGTTTTAAATTGGATGGCTGGAAATCTTTCGGTGAGAACCGACGTAAACGGAAGTGTTCGACCGGTTAAGCCTGACGGGAATAACCGAAAGCTCAAAGTCGATGGTATGGTTGCGGCAATCATGACGGTGGGATTGAAGATAAAACAGGGCTTTGCAGGCCCATCAGTTTACGAGGAACGCGGGATACTGACAATATGAAAAAAAACGCATGGCAAGGGGCTTTGTCTGTTTTGATGGCTGGGATAGGTCTTGGGCTTTTAAGAGGATATGAGGCTGGATTGATTTTGGGCGGCGTTCTTCTTTTTATCGATTACATTCTTTCGGATTATCCAAGGACGAAGAAATAATAAATGAGCATCTTTGGATCATTATTTACAATGTCCGAAAGCCAGGCGAACACGCCAGGACCAGACGACGAATTCTGGTATAAAGATGTTTCGGGCTACGTGCTTCCTGGCGGGAGGCATGTATCTGTAACGGCGGCAATGCGAGTAGTGGCGGCAACCGCCTGCGTTCGGTGTATATCAGACACGTTGGCGATGCTGCCCTTAATCCCTTATCGTCGGATTTCCAAGGGCGGAAAAGAACGGGCGACCGACCTTTCGATTTACAACGTGTTGCATCGTCGGCCAAACGCTTGGCAGACTCCTATGGAGTTCAAGCGAGGAATGACATGGAATGTTTTATGGAGGGGAGACGCGTACGCACAGAAGATATTTAACTCAAACGCCGAGGTGTCTGACCTATTACCGTTAAACCCTGACAGTATGAGGGTTGACCAAATTCCGGGCGGCAGGTTACGGTATACCTATTCACTCCCGGAAGGTGGAGAAAAAACGTTTCCGCAAGAATTGATATTTCATCTTCGGGACCATAGTGAAAACGGAATAACTGGGCTGGGAAGAATTAAACTTCATGCCAAGGCATTATCTGTAGCGATTGACACTGAAGAGCATTCGGCCAGTATTTTCAAGAGTGGTGGGTCAAAACGAGTAGCATTAGAGCATCCTGGAAAATTTAAAGACTCAAATGCCGCAAAAAGGCTTGGAGAAAGCTTTGATACCCAATACGGCGGGAGTCACAAGACGGCGGTCCTCGAAGAGGGCATGAAGGCTACCGTTATTGGTATGTCTGCCGAAGATGAGCAGCTAATTGAAAGCCGACAATTCTCAATTGAAGAAATCTGTAGGATTTTTAGGGTTCCACCCCACAAGATTCAGCATCTATTACGGGCAACATTCTCGAACATTGAACACCAGAGCCTTGAGTTCTACACTGACACAATCTTGCCCTGGATGACATTATGGGAAGAGGCTTGCGACCGAGACTTACTTTTGCCAGACGACGTGTTCTGCGAATTCTTAGCCGACGCTGTTTTGCGGGCTGATATCAAAACAAGATATGAGGCTTATCATACCGCCATCGGTGACGGATGGATGAATCGAAACGAAGTCAGGTCTAAAGAAAACATGAACCCTCAAGACGGACTGGACGATCATTTACAGCCAACCAATATGTCTATTGTCGGTAAAGGCGAAGACCCCGCAAAGGTCGAAGCGGAAGAGCGGGCCTTCAAGCGGGAAATGGTCAAAACATTCTCCGCGAACGCGACAGCTGGAAGCGTGATTTTCAATCTGACCGACGGACGCAAATTGCTTGACGAAGCCAACGTTCCTACCGTTCCTGAAAAGGAAACGGGAGAGCCATTATTGCCGGTTCTGGCAAGCAACGGCCAGGCGGTAAGCGGGGAAATACTGAAAGATGAAGCCGGAAACATCGTTGGCGGAAAAGTGGAGGAAGGAACAAATGGACTTGCAGAGCCAATCACCCCCGGAGCTTCGGTTGAACCGGCTCCCGGAGATACACCCGATAATGCCGGAAATCCTGGAACACCCGACGCTGAGCCGGTTGACGCCGGTGAACAAATTGAGGTTAGCCCAGTTGAAAATAAAACACAGCCTACAGAATCGGCTTATTCAATCGCACCACTGATTGAGGACGCGGCCCGGCGGATATGCAATTCCGAATTCGGGGAAATCGAAAAACGATTGACGCAGGCCGAGCATAAGCCGGGAAAGTTTGATCGATGGGCCGCAGACTTTTACGCAGAACATCGGGCCTATTGCGGCCAGGTCGTCGGGCCTGTCCTATCGGTTTTTAGAAGTAAAGAGCCAGCCGACAAGGTGATTGAATTCTTAACGCCGACCAACTTAGAAGGGTTTTCGGATCAGGTGAAAGCGTTCGACAAGTGGAGAACGGCCAGAAAAGAAACGGTCTTATCAATTTTAAAGAGAGCTTTTGACCATGAATAGAAAACCGCGAACATGCCCGAGCGTATTAGCCGCCGTCGCAAATGCCGCCTGGTGTATTCAGCCGGATAAGATGGGGGCTATTCTGTCTTTCCTTCTCGCCCGGAATTCCGGGGTAATCTTTACCGCCGAGGAAGTTGCGGCCCGGACGGGAGGCGATGGGTCTGACCCTGCCGAATATTTTGTGCAAGACGGCGTTGCTGTCATCCCCGTTCATGGCGTTATTTCACAGCGTATGCCTATGATGGCTGACGTTTCCGGTGGCGGTGGGGCGAGCACGGAGCAAATCTCGATGCAGTTCGATTCGGCCATGAGTGACAAACAGGTAAAGGCTATCGTGTTTGATATCGACTCTCCGGGGGGAACGTCTGGCGGTGTGATGGAGCTTTCAAGCCAGATATTCCAAGCCAGGGGGAAAAAGCCGATTATTTCTGTGGCGAACGGGCAAATGGCAAGCGCCGCCTACTGGATAGGTTCATCGGCGGATAAAATCGTCGCGGCTCCGTCAGCCTGGTCGATTGGGTCTGTCGGGGTTTATGCCTTGCATTCCGATTATTCCCGAATGATGGCTAACGAGGGAATAACGAACACTTTTATCAAGGCTGGAAAATACAAGACCGAAGGGAACGACCTGGAACCACTGACCGAAGAAGCCAAAACCGATATTCAGCGGATGGTTGATGCTGTTTATGGTGATTTTCTTGCGGACCTCACGCGGAATCGTGGCCAGGTAGCCGCCCGTAAGAGTTTCGGGGACGGCCGGACCTTTACCTCAAAAGAGGCTATTTCCGAGCGGATGGTTGACGAAATTGGAACGCTTGGCGCGATTGTTGGCCAAATGGCGACGAATGCCGGAAGGCGTAAAGCGATGGCTTCCGAGATAAGGAACTTGGAAATATCCTGTTTAGGGTAGAAGCAAGCAAATCAATTCAGGCCGCTTTGTTGCGGCCTTTTTTATGCGCGGAAATAACGCATCTTCTCGGCGGTAGCCGGTGGATCGATTGCCGCAATAATTCATTTAAAAAGGAATTTAACAATGAAAACTGTCGAGCAGCTTGAAGCTGAACTCCGAAACAAAACCGCCGAAATGAAGGCCCTCAACGACAAGGCCGACTTCAACGCGGAAGACCAAACGAAGTTGGACGCGATGAACGCCAAGGGTGTGGAGATTAAGGCGGAATTAAAACGGGCCCGCGACCTCCGGGAGTGGGAATTAACCGTGCCTGCCACCCAATCCGTTCCGTCTCCGGCCTCCACCGATATTCACGTAGGAGAGGAAAAATGGAAAGACGATCCGAAAAAAGGGTTTAAGACCCACGCCGAATTCCTGCAACTCGTTATGCAGGTTCCGGGCGAGCAGAGATCGAACGCCGCGGGCGATCCGCGACTCCGGTTTTTGGCAACGGCTGGCTCCGATGAACAGAGTACGTTTTCTAGCCCTTATGGTGGTTTTTTCGTACCCGAGGGGTTCTTGCCGGGCTTCCTTTCCACGGCGGCCCCCGATGACCCCATTGGAAGCCGTACCCGCAAGTTTCCGATGACGTACCCGGTATTGCACATCAATGCCCGCGTGGACAAAACGCATTCCACCAGTGTATCCGGTGGGCTTCGTGTCTATCGCCGGGCCGAAGCGGACACCGTCACGGCCAGCCGAGAACAATTCGAGCAAATTAAGCTCGAAGCGACGGCGTTAATGGGTATCAATTACCAGACCGAGGAGCTGATTGCCCGGTCCCCTGTGAGCTTTGCGGCCTTGGTTGCTGGCGGATTCCGCGATGAATTCACTTCCCGCCTCGCCCAGGAACGTATAAGCGGAACTGGCGTTGGTCAATTCCAGGGTGTCACCAAAAGCCCGGCGTTGATTACCGTCACCCAAGAAACCGGCCAGGCCGCCGACACGGTTGTATTCAATAACATCCTGAAAATGGCGGCCAGGGTGTGGGGTTACGATCAGGCCATTTGGCTGGCGAACGCGACGCTGAAAACGCAGCTCCCGCTTTTGTCCATTCCCTGTGGGGCCGTGAGTGTTCCTCTGTACACCCTTTCCCGAGGCGAAGGGTTCCCTGACATGCTTTGGGGCCGTCCCATCGTTTACAACGAGAACATGGCCGCTCTGGGCGACGCGAACGACCTTATGTGCGTAAACTGGAATGAGTACCTCGAAGGAACTCTGACCAACATGCAGCAGGCCGAAAGCATTCACGTCCGCTTCGTCAACCACGAGCGAACCTTCAAGTTTTGGATGGAAAATGACGCTCGCGGCTGGTGGACGTCGGTTTTGACGCCGAAGAATGGCGACACGCTTTCTCCGTTCGTGGCTTTGGGCGCTCGATAATTTCAATCAATAGGGGCGGGACGATTCCCGCCCCTTCCAATATCTTTAAATTCAAGGAGTATTTTTTATGGCTTCTCCGCAAACCCCTCAAAAACTTAAAAGCAATTTCTACTGCAAGACCTTTGTCCACGATATTGCCGACGCGACGGTTATTACCGATATCGGCTGGATTGATTTTAGTCTCTACAGCCGGGCACTTATCGGAATCTGTCTGGTATCCGGTGCCAATATGGTTGCCGCGCACATCTACGGCAACACTGCGGCCGACGGAACCGGAACGGATGTTACGATTGCCACCCACGCCGCACCGACCGACATAACTGATCCAGGCGAACAGGTCTGGATGGAAGTGACTGCCGAGCAGTTTGCGCAGGAAGGCGCCGACGCCGGGTATGAACTCCGTGGATTGTCTGCCGTAGTCGATTCGGCCCACGCCGACGACATCTACGCCGTCACCTACATTTTGGAGGCCAAAAACCCCCACTTGGATTTGACGGACGACATCACGACTTAATCTTTCATCCTCCGGTTGGGTGGGCCAGCAATGGCCCGCCCTTCTTTAAACCTCAAACAAAAGGAAACTTTTCATGGATAGCAAGCTTTTCTCTCGCAATCAGCCGGGCGGAATGTTCTCGGTGACTGACCGACAGTTTTACCCGTCCGGTTCGATCTTCTGGGTGCATTCCGTTACCGGCTCTGACGCCGCGGGGTTTGGGTATAACCCCGATACTCCGGTGGCCACCCTTGATTATGCCGTTGGCCTGTGTACTGCCAGCAAGGGCGATACGATTATGGTCATGCCGGGCCACGCCGAAGCCCTGACCACCGCCACGTCCTTGACGATGGATGTTATTGGGGTCCGCGTTATCGGCCTCGGAAACGGGAGGCTGAAACCCCAATTTTCCATCACCACGGCGACTACTGCGACTTGGAACGTAACCGCCGCCAACTGTTCGATCCAGAACGTTGACATCATTTCCAACTTCCTGAATGTTGCGTCGAGCATGACGGTGGGTGCGTCGGCTGACGGGCTGACCCTGCAAAACGTCAACTTCTTCGATACATCCATCGTTCTCGGTTCCCTCATCGGTATCTCGATTGCCGCCGCGTGTAACGACGTGACGATTGACGGATGCAAATACTACGGTATCGCCCTGACCGCCCCCGCGACAAACGCCATTCTGTGTGCGGGAGCCGCCGACCGGTTGACCGTTACGAACTCCTATTTCAAGGGCGACTTCTCTTCCGGCATTATCGTCGCCTCCGCCGCAAAGAGCCTTGATGTTTTGTTTACGAATTTACTCCTTGTCAATATGAGCGAAACAGGCAAGGGCATCCTAGTGGAAGCCACCACTACCGGGGCCTCTGATAATGTTCAGGCGTATCTTGAAGACGAAACCGGTAACGAAAAGGCCATTGCCGGGGCCGCGATGTTTATGACCGACCGTGTACGGCAAACCAACGTTGTGACCGCCTCGACGTACCTTTGCATTGACGCTGACAGCTAACCTTGAGAATACCGAACTCCGGTCCATTCTCATCCTTTCGGCTGGGCCGCAGGCTGACCCTTGCGGTCCGGTTTTAAAACTATGAACCTAATCATCACAACGCCACCGACCGCCGAGCCGATATCGCTGACACAGGCGAAGCTCCAATGTCATATCGACGGCACGGAATATGACACCTATTTGCCGGCAGCGATCAAAGCGGCAAGGATGTATTGCGAGAAGTTTTTACGAGGCCCGATTATCGGGACCGAATTCGAACTTGCTTATGATGATTTCCCTTGCTGGTTTGAATTGCACGGTCAGGCGAAATCTGTATCGAACATAAAATACTATGATACCGCTTTGGCCTTACAGACGCTTTCGACGACGTATTACAACGTGGACACGCGAAGCACGCCCGCCCGTGTAATTCAGGCTTATGGTTATACATGGCCGACCGTCGCCTATCAATACCCGAACGCCGTTATCCTAAAATACTGGTCCGGGTATTCATTGCCGTTTACCGCAGCGACCGCCACCGGAATATTGACGCTTACGGGCCGAAACTTTACCGACGGCGAGGTTGTCCGACTGTGGTCTACCGGAACTCTCCCGGCCAGCCTATCCACTGAAACGAATTATTATGTTCGGGATGCATCGACGAACACTTGCAAGCTGTCGTTAACCTCTGGCGGGACGGCCTTGACTTTATCTGATACCGGGACCGGAACGCATTTTGTAGGTGAAATTCCAGCGAACATTCTACAGGCCATGCTGATTTTGATAGCTCATTATTGCGAAACCCGCGAACCCGACAAAACCGCCGAAAACATAAAACTCTCCGTCGAAAGCCTTTTATGGCTGGACCGGGATTTGAGATTTTAGGAGCAAGCCAATGACTTTACAGGCCATTACCCATCTTAACGCGAGAAGTATCGATCTTGCCGCGTGCGCCGCACAGAACGGAACCGACACAGCCGCTGTCGTTACCGGAAGCGAACTCGATAACCGGCCATTTCTTCAAACCGGATACGCAATCTACGTCGCCACAAATACGCTGACCTGGTACGTCTACGGCGCGAGGCTTTCGACGTTTGCCGATGAAGTACTAATCTATTCCGGTGATGTTCTTGCTGGTGGACATTCGACGAATGACACTGCAAGTTACTACCCCTATTCCCGAGTGAAGATTGTAAATAAAGTGGCTGGGTCTGTCGGCGTTGCCACCGTTACCGGGCTGGCGAGAGGATTTTAAGAAACTTTTTAACCTGAAAGGGAAAAACAATGTCAATTACTGTTACCTGCGATATGAAACTTACGACCGTCGAAACACTTGCAACGAACGTTCCAGCCGCGAGCGCGAACGATAAAACCGTTACCCAAAATGGGTTTAATGTTTCTGCTTTGGCGATTACCGCGACGAAAGATGCTTATTTTGTGAAGACTCTTTCCGGTGGAGCCGCGACTATTGATCTTACGGCATTGGTCGCAACCAACAATCTTGCGGTTGACGGAACTGCCCTGAAAGTAAAGGCTATTCTCATAAAAAACAATGGGGCGAACGCCTTGACAGTCACGCCTGGTGCGTCGAATGGATATAACCTTTTTGGGGCCGCATCCTCGTTTGAGGTATGCCCAGGATGCACAAAAATACAAAATTTTGATGCCACCGTTCCGGATATCGCCAGCAATGCTAAAACCCTTGATTTGACGGGTAGCGGTACTCAGACGTCGAATTGGGCGATTGTGATGGGGTAATCCATGAAAGCCGGTAAGCTTAGACATAGAGTATCAATTCAACGATCAACGCCCACCGATAACGAGGTAGGCGAGGGTGTTCTGGGATGGGCGACGATAGCCACGGTATGGGCGGCAATCGAAACGCTTAATGGCCGGGAGCTTATGCGGGCACAGGCCGCTGGTGCAAATTCAACATCGAAAATCACCATAAGATATTATTCAGGCCTTACCGTAAAGGACCAAATTCTTTTCGGGGCAAGGACTTTCGAAATCAACTCTATCCAAAATACGGATGAGCGAAATATCGAGCTTGTCTTGTTTTGCACGGAAGCTGTTTAGTGAAGCCGATCAGGTCAAAGATTGATCTTCAAGGGATGAAAGACCTTGACCGGCAACTAAAAACTTTTGGCCAGCGGGTTTATAAGAATGTCATGCGCCAAGCGGTCCGCGCTGGTGGAATGGTGATCGTTAAGGCGGCGAAAGCTAAGGCCCCGACAGAATCCGGCCAAACCAAAAAATCCTTTGGCTTGAAAATAAAAACCTATATCAGCCATCTTGCCGTTGTTGCAATTATCGGGGCGAGAACTGGGTTTCGAATTGTCATAGGAAAAAAGCCTCACGACCCGTCAAAGATTGCTCATTTAATCGAAGAAGGCCACAGGATTGTTGTTGGCGGTAAGGCGGCAAGGATAGGCAAGGCCTCCAAGAAGACAGAAACGGGTAGGGTTGTCGGTCAGGTTCCACCCCATCCATTTTTAAGGCCAGCGGTAGAAGCTAACAAATCTCAGGTTATTTCCGCCATGCGATCAAAGGTGCAAGCGGGATTGCTGAAAGAAGCACAAAAGAAATGAGCTACGCAACAATAGAGGCAGGACTTTGTGCTTATCTGAAAGACAAACTGTCAATACCGGTTTGCCCGAATTTAATACCGTCCGACAAAACGCTACCGGCTTGCACCTACACAATTCAATCAGACGTCGAGGGTATGACGCACAGCGGGCCGACCGGCCAGCGAACCGCGATGGTAGAGATAAGCTTTTATGCTCAGGGCGAGCAATCCTATTTAGCGGCAAAAACACTAGCCGCAACTGCAAGGCCATTCCTGAATGGAATTACCGGGAATTGGGATAACCTAAATATTCAGGGAATGTTCATTGAGGACGGCGACGACCAGCACGATTTAGACCCTGCCTTGGTATCTCAAAAAATAGACTTTTCGAAAATCACAGTACAGATCACATACAAATTTATTACATGAGGAGCAAATCATGGCTGATGGAGTATTAGGGTATGGGGCAAAATTGTATTACGGAACCGCCGGAGCAACCGCGACAACCGAGCTGACTTTGATTATGGATATCAGCGGCCCGAAGGTTACGGCTGCGAAGATTGACGAAACCACGCATACGCAAACAGTAGGCGAGGAAAACTATACCCGTCAGGCACCCGGCTTGAAGACCTCGGACGATATCTCTATGGATATCCTCTATGCCTGCACTCAGTCCGCGACGCTATTCAGCCTGGTTGGGGTTGAACACTCCTTCAAAATCCTATACCCGGATACCTCTTACGATTCATTTGACGGCTTTATCAGTGAAGCCGGGAAGGAAACCCCCGTAAAGGAAAACATGAAAAACAACATCGTGATCACCCCGAAGTCGATCATCACGAATACCCCGGCCTAATATTTCTAAGAAAGGAATGAGAATGGGAACGCTTTCAAAAGATCAAATTCTTTCGGCAAAAGAACAGCGAAGCGTATTAATTTCTGTCCCCGAGTGGTGCGGTCACGTTTACGTTTTGGCCATGAAGGGCCGGGAGCGTGACGAATTCGAGGCTGACCGCTTGGCCAAGAAGACGAAGGATCAGCGAAAGAACCTTGAAAACTTCCGAGCCACTTTCGCGGCCCGCGTTATCGTGGATGAGAGCGGTAATAGGATCTTCACGGATCAAGACGCGATTGCCTTGGGCGAAAAATCCGCCGCTGCTCTGGAGCGGGTCGTTTCCATTGGAATGAAGCTGGCGGGCATGACCAAGGAAGATCAGGATGAGTTGATAAAAAACTCCGACGGCGACCCGAGCGCCGCTTCTACTTCCGTTTAGCTCTGGCACTCGGGAAGACGGTCAAGCAACTACTTGCCGAAATGGATAGCCGGGAAATGTCCGAATGGCAAGCCTATTTTGAGCTTGAACCATTTGGCCAGAGACGTGAAGACTATCAATTTTACAGCCTTATGGCTTTGCTCTGCAATATCAATTCCGCCAGAAATTCCCGCGAAGTGAAGCCCACTGATTTTGACCCACTATTCCGCCAGAAACCAAAAAAGGACAGCTGGAAATTAATCAAGATGAAGATGGCCGCACACAGGGCGGTACGAGCCAAAAAGTAAAATGGTAACGATTGGAAAATTAAATGCCGTTTTGACTGCGACTACCGCGCAGTTTGACTCTGCGATGAAGTCGGCGGCGAATACCATGTCGCAGTTGGCCTCTCCGCTTCGCCATGTCAGCGGGCTTTTGGCCGGGCTTGGAGTTGGGCTAAGCGTTGGCGGGATGATTGCGTTTACGAAGCATTCGATGGATGCAATTGACAATAACGCGAAGCTTGCCGATAGGCTGGGAGTGACGACGGAATCGCTCGCCGGTATGCAATTAGCCGCTGATTTAGCCGGGGTTGGAAATGAAGAGCTTTCCGGGATCATGGCGAAGCTCCAAAGAAATACTTTTGACGCCGCCGTCAAGGGTGGGGAGGCCGCAGACTCGTTTGTCCGTTTGGGGCTGGACGCCAAAAAACTCATGACGCTCTCGCCTGACAAGCAAATGAACGAAATTGCGGACGCTTTCAAAAATATCAAGAATCCCGCCGAACAAACTTCAATTGCAATGAGTTTATTTGGAAAATCCGGGGCGGTCATGATCAATGTATTGATGGGCGGATCAGACGCCTTTAAGCAGGCACAAAAAGAGGTTGAAACTTGGGGGTATGCTATTTCACGAATAGACGCTGCTCAGGTGGAGGCCGCGAATGGTGCGTTTACCCGCCTTAAATATGCCTTTGGAGGAATTGGCAATCAACTTGCAGTGCAGGTGTCTCCTTATCTCAAAGCGGCAACCGACGAATTGACGGCATTTATTGCGGCTGGCGGTGGAATGAAAAATATTATAGGTACGGGCCTTGAATATGTTGCGAAGGGAATAGGCGTTTTGGCTGACGCCTGGGCGTTAGCAAAATTGGGAGTGATGGGGCTTGAATATGCAGCAGAGGTAGGGATTGAGGCGATTTTAAAAGGCTATGGTTATGTAATCAAGGGGATAGCCTGGATTGCGGAAGGATTGCAATACTGGCTGGAATTGGCCTCGAAGCTCCCGGATTGGCTGGGTGGAGGAATTGCCACCGACGCCGCCGATGGGATGCGTACCCGAATTGATGCTATGCGACAATACGGCGAAGAAACGATTAAAACCTATGACGGAATGAGCGACAAATCAAAAGAGTCTCTTTCCAAGGCGTGGGATCAATTTCTTGTAGCCCCCCCGTCCGAAAAAATACTCAAAACGTTCCGTGATATCAAAACGGAATCTATTTCCGCCGCAAAAGCCGTAGTTGGCGGAGCCAAAACCATGGCGGGAGCCTATGAAGACGCTGCGGTAAATGCACGTAAAGCATGGGAAAAGATTGCCGCCGCGATATTGAGTGCCGACAAGAAAATCTCTGACACTCTCCGAAAGCTTCAAGAAGAATCCGACACCGTGGGAATGTCGAAAATAGACAAGATCGGCTACGACCTGAAACACATCGAGGCGAACGGATCGACCGTTAGTGCATCGGATAGTCAAATCAGGAACGCCCAAAGATTGCAGGGCGAAATCAATATGAAAACCCAGGCCGAAACTCTCCGAGATGCCCTGAAAGACGCGATGTCTCCAATGGAGAAATACAGCGAAGAAATCTCAAATCTTTCAAGACTTTACTCGCAAGGCTATATCAACAAAGAAGAATACGCGGGTGGGTATCAGTTGGCGAGAAAGAAACTTGAAGGCAACCAGCCCAAAGAGTTCACCG